GTACCGCTGGGGATAATGCTTATCCCGAACATCCTCGTTCCGTTTGACCACTGGTGTTCCGGTACACATGAGTTTTCGCCCGAAGCTCGGTATCAGCGTAAGCTCCGCCGGGAGCTGCGGCACTGGACAGGCATTATGGTCTGCACGGATCCAGAGTGGGAGCCGGAGGATTATGCGTATGCTAAGAGAAAAGTTAATATGCTCCGGGAAGAGCTGGGGAAGGATGTGAAAAGTTGATAAGTGATTGCATAAAAGCTTCTTACACATTCAAGGAAGTCTATGCACTTCAGAAACTGCCTCTCGAAACTAAGATCAGGATATCTGTAGAAGTTCTGAGGCGAGCATTTGAACTCAGCAAGCACAATATAGCCCTTGCTTTCAGCGGCGGCAAGGATTCACAGGTAGTTGCAGACCTCGCAGAGAGATATCTCCCTGAGTATTTTCCGAAGATGCTGTGTATATTCGGCAATACCGGAATCGAATTTCCTGAGAGCTTGAAGTTTGCCCGTGAATACGGGAAAGAGCATTTCGGAGAACGCTTTCATGAGACAGAGCTTTCTCAGCTTGAAGAAGATGAATTACGTTATGATTTTGCACGACAGATAGTCTCAGAACTGGAGGAAATAAACTCACTCAGTGAGATATTGAAGCCTGACGGAAAACTCAAAGGGCAGAAGGCTCTTATTGAAGCTGCTTTGAAACTCGGTTACGAGTTGAATCATCATAATTGCTTCTTTAAGGGGCAGAAAAAGACATTTGCATACTGTGTTGAGCAGTACGGAGCTCCTCTGCTTGGTAAAGCTACAAGCAAGCTTGATGCTCACAGAATCAACATTGAATGCTTTTTGAAGTATTCTGCATCGGTCACAGGTAAGGACGAGCTTAAAGAGTACTACGATATTCTCAGAGAATGCAAGTTCTCTCAGCACTGCTGCAAGCTCCTGAAAAAAGAACCGTCAGAACGCAAGCAGGCGGAGCTTGACGTAGATGTAATAGTAAAAGGGCTTATGGCAGCGGAAAGCCGATCTCGACTTACAAGCATTGCTACCAGAGGACATATCTTTGAAAGCCATCGTCCGCATATCAACAATGACAAGGACGGCTTCTATCATGTGAATCCGATAGCATTATGGACAGATGATGATGTGTGGGCGTACTTGAAACAACACGGCTGCAAATATTCTCCGCTTTATGATATGACTTATAAAGCTGCGGACGGATCAGTCCAGCATATCAAGCGGAACGGCTGTATAATGTGCGGTACAGATATACAGTTCAAGGATAATCATCTGGCTATCCTCAGACAGACACATCCGAAAGCATGGCAAAGCTGTATGGAACACTTCGGATATGCAGATGAGCTTTACAAGCTGTTCCGACTGAAAAAGAACAAATACATCCTTGATAGCTTTACCGATGACGGCACAAAGGCAAGAATGATAGAACGATTCGGGAGCACTGACAGACTTCTAAGAGATAGGCCGTGTGCTTACGATGACATGGGAAACCTTGTAGATCTAACAGGAACAGGCCTTGAAAATGAGTACGATGCTGAGGTAATGATATCCCCTGACGGACAGCTCAGCATGATATAAAAAAACCCTTGCCAAAGCAAGGGAAAAGAGAAATAAAAAAATAATTCACACAGACATTTTACCACGAAAGGAGAAAAATGTCAATGAGTACATACGAAAAAGCAGCATATCTGCTTGCAAAGCTCTATCTCATGCGTAGAACGGATTTTTTTGCAATGGAGGTAGAGGATATTGTTGATAAGGCAAGTCCTGAAGAGATAGATTTTTATTATTGTAAGATCATAAGGGGGACATAATGAAGCAGTACACATTTTTCGACGAGCTTATTGTCGATAACTTTGCCGGTGGTGGTGGAGCGTCAACAGGGATTGAGCTTGCAACAGGCAGACCGGTGGACATAGCTATAAATCATGATCCTGATGCGATACTCATGCATAAGACCAATCATCCGAATACAACTCATTATTGTGAATCCGTGTGGGATGTAGAGCCGGAGAAGATATGTCAAGGGCATCCTGTCGGCTTGATGTGGCTTAGTCCGGACTGCAAACATTTCAGTCGAGCCAAGGGCGGAAAACCAAGAGATAAGAATATAAGAGGCCTTGCGTGGATAGCAGTCCGCTGGGCGGCGACGGTAAAGCCGAGGGTCATTATCCTTGAAAATGTCCCGGAGTTCGTGACATGGGGACCTCTCTCAGCAGATGGATTCCCGAACAAGAATAAGATAGGTGTTACGTTTAAAAGCTTTGTGAATGCTCTGAAAATGCACGGCTACGAAGTGCAGTGGAAGGAACTGAAAGCCTGCGACTATGGAGCTCCTACAATACGGAAACGCTTCTTTCTTATAGCACGTTGTGACGGTCAGCCTATAATATTTCCCGAACCTACTCACGGAGCAGGTCGAAAGCCATACAGGACAGCGGCTGAGTGCATAGACTGGAGCATTCCCTGCAAGTCGATATTCGGTCGGTGTAAGCCTTTGGCAGAAAAGACAATGATACGCATTGCAAGAGGACTTGATAAGTTTACATTGAAGGCAGAACGGCCTTTTATCGTGCCTGTTGGCAGTATAGCCCCTCATCTTATACAGTATCACAGCGAGACAAGCGGTCATGAGGTAAGAGGACAGGCTCTCACAGAGCCTATAATGACAGTAGATGCCTCTCCGAGGTATGGTCTGGCCGCCGCTCACATCGTCAAATATTACAGCGGTGATAACTATTCCGACTGTGGAGCACCGCTGGGAACGGTAACAACTAAGGACAGGTGCGGACTGGTGGAATCTCACCTTTGTGTACTCAGAAACGGGGCTGACTGCAAGTCACTGAGAGAACCGCTGCCGACTATATGCTCAGGCGGTGAACATCTTGGAATTGTGAGGACATATCTGAAAAAGTATCCGCCAGGAATTAAGCTCGGCCATTGGCCTGAGGTCAGGGAACTGCTTAATAGATATTGTGGTTACTGGATTGCGGATGATGAGGTTTTGCTCCTCGGGATAAGTGGGGAGCTATATTATATCAGTGACATAGGGCTCAGAATGCTTACACCGAGAGAACTTTATAATGCACAGGGATTCCCGGCTGATTATATTATAGATCATGACTATAAAGGCAATGTATATCCCAAAACAAAGCAGATAGCACGGTGCGGAAATGCAGTTCCGCCGCCCTTTGCGGAGGCACTTGTCCGGGCAAATCTTCCGGAGATGCGCGGAGCTAAGATACACACCATGAGAGAACTCAGGGAGGTAATATAAGTGATACTAAAACCTGAAAACCGTACTGACTGGCTTGCACAGCGAAAGCATGGCATAGGCGGCAGTGATGCCGGAACGGTCCTCGGAGTGAACAAGTACAAGAGCAATATCGAGCTCTGGGAGGAAAAGACCGGACAGCGTGAGCCGGAGGATATATCAGACAAACCTGCTGTGAAGTTTGGAAAGTTCGCAGAGGAGCATCTCAGGGAGCTTTTCCGGCAGGACTACCCGGAGTATCAGGTAGATTATCATGAGTTCTGGATGTATCAGAATGACAAATATCCCTTTATCTATGCGACCCTTGACGGAGAGCTCACAGCTCCGGACGGCCGCAGAGGAATCCTTGAGATAAAAACAACAACGATACAGAACAAGCTACAGTGGGACGAATGGGAGGAACGCATCCCGGACAGCTACTACGCACAGGTCCTTCATCAGCTTGCGGTTACAGGCTGGGACTTCGCCATACTGAAAGCATACATCCGCTATTACAAGGACGGCGAGCTGAGAGTTTCTATCAGGCACTACCGCATAGAGCGGAAAGATGTCGAAGGGGATATACATTACCTTATCGACCGAGAAGCTGAGTTCTGGAACAGCGTGATAAATAAAACTATGCCGGCACTGATACTGCCGGAGATATAGGAGGATAAACAATGTCAATGGAATTAAAACTGGTAACTGCGGAGGTCAGTATTCCGCAGGCCATAGAGAATCTCGAACAGCTCAAAGCTGAGATAGCTCCGAAAATGGAGCACTACCGCACTCTTGTTGTCACCGAGGACAGTATAAAGGAGGCCAAAAAGGACAAAGCGGCGCTGAACAAGCTCCGTGAGGCTATAAGCGACCAGAGGATAGCCGTGAAGAAGCAGTGCCTTGCACCCTATGAACAGCTTGAAAGGCAGTGCAAGGAGCTCGACGCTCTCATCGTTGCTCCTATATCAGCGATAGACAGCCAGATAAAGTCCTTTGAGGAACGTGAAAAGAAGGCTAAGTATGACGAACTGAAGGAGTATTTCGACAGTGTCAATGACGTGTCCTTCCTGCGGTTCGATGATGTGCTGAATCCGAAATACGGGAACAAGTCCCTGAGCACAGATTCATTGAAAGCAGAGCTGTCCGAGGCAGTAAAGAGGACGGCCGAGGAATATGAGGAGATAACCGCTCTTTACAGCGATTCTCCGCTGCTGACAGCTATACAGAACAAGTATGTTGAGACCAGGGAAAAGAGTACAGCACTCGCCTATGCGGCGGTCATCGTGAAGCAGTATGAGAAGGAACAGAAACGCAGGGAGCAGGAGAGCGCTCAGAATGAGCCTGTAAGTCCTCCGGAGCCGGAGAGTGTAACTTCACAGCCTGCACCGCCGGAGCCTGTCAGCGCTGAACCTGACGAGCCTGAGCCGGTGATAACAGGTACATTCAGAGTCACAGGCATAAAAACACAGATAATCACCCTCAGAGACTTTATGAAGTCTCAGGGAATAAAATTTGAAATTGTAAAGGAGTAATTTATCATGGCAATCGGAAACAAACTTACAAAACAGGAGCAGAGAAACCCACTGGAGATAAAGTTTATGGCTGGAGCAGAGGAGGTAAAGCTCACACCGGACACTGTGAAGCGTTATCTGGTCTCAGGTGATCCCTCAAACGTCACGGCGCAGGAGGTTGTGATGTTCATGAATCTCTGCAAGTTCCAGCATCTTAACCCCTTCCTTAAGGAGGCTTATCTCATTAAGTACGGCAGTCAGCCTGCGACGATAGTTACCGGAAAATCAGCGCTCGAAAAGAGAGCCGCTCGTTGTGAGGGGTACAGGGGGTTCAAGGCCGGAGTGATCGTTATAAATACTGCCGGAGAGTTGGAAAACCGTACCGGAACACTTGTCCTCAGCGGTGAAGAGTTGGTAGGCGGCTGGTGCGATGTGTATGTCGAGAGATTTACAGAGCCGGTCTCTGTGACCGTGTCGTTGGAGGAATACATAGGCCGGAAAAAGGACGGCTCCGTAAATTCCCAGTGGAGCGGAAAGCCTGCCACGATGATACGAAAGGTCGCTAAGATGCAGGCTCTCAGGGAGGCTTTCCCAGAGGACTTTGCAGGTATGTATTCTGCTGAAGAGATAGATAGCGGAGAACTCCCGGAAATGCCCCCAGAGGTAACAGGTGAGGTAATAGATGTTCCGGCAACTGAGGTACCGGCAGACGATTTTGCTTCCATAATGGAGGGCTGACATGGTTTTGTTCACGATACCGGGAGAACCCAAAGGCAAAGGCCGCCCGAAGTTCTCCCGGCAGGGGAACTTTGTCCGGACATATACTCCGGAGGTAACATCAAGCTATGAGAACCTTGTACGGCTGGAATATCAGAGACAGTGCGGTATATTCATCGGGAAGGACATTCCGCTGACAATGGACATCCGTGCATATTTTGGCATACCCAAGTCAGCAAGTAAAGTAAAAAGGGATGCAATGCTCTCCGGAGACATCCGCCCCACAAAAAAGCCGGACATGGACAATATCGTCAAGATAATCGCAGACAGCCTGAACAGCTTCGCCTATCACGACGACTCTCAGATAGTGTCCTGCACTGTCGAGAAATACTACTCGGATCGGGCGAGGGTGGATGTATATATCTATCCAAAGAAAGGGGAAAATCATGAATAAAGTCATTATTACAGGCAGACTCACCGCTGATCCTGAGCTCAGGCAGACTCAGAGCGGCATATCATCCTGCCGCTTCACGGTGGCAGTCAACAGAAAATATGCAGATAAGGGCACCGGCGAACGACAGGCGGATTTTATCACCTGTGTTGCATGGAGACAGACCGCAGAGTTCGTCAGCAGATATTTCAGCAAGGGCAAAATGATAGCTCTGGAGGGAAGTTTGCGGACAGGCTCCTATCAGGATAGGAACCACTCCGATGTTACTCACTATACCACAGAGGTGTATGTTGATAACGTTGAGTTCTGCGGCGACAAGAGTGATAACAGCAGCGGAAACAGCAGACCGGCTCAGAATGCCGCTCCGCCTGCCCAGAACAGCAGTACAGATACTATGAGCTACGGTGATCTCAGCGACTTTGAGGAGATACTTTCAGACGGAGATGTGCCGTTCTGATGGAGGGACATATGGAAGAAAGTAAATATTTAGCATTTTTAAAGTCGAAAATGGCAATTGCGAGAGATACGGGATTTGAGGTCGAACCTCAATCCCTTAACTCTGCCCTGCTGCCGCATCAGAAAGATATAGTCGCATGGGCGATAAGGGGCGGCAGACGTGCTATATTCGCCAAGTTCGGACTGGGTAAAACAGTTATGGAAGTGGAATTCTGCAAACAGGTAATAGCTCACGAGGGCGGCAAAGCTCTAATAATCCTTCCGCTCGGAGTAAAACAGGAATTTACAAGAGACACGGTCAATATTCTCGGCTATGAAGCTCCAAAGTATGTGAGGACAATGGAAGAGGTCAAAGCAGCAGAAGGTGATATCCTCATCACAAACTATGAGAGAGTGCGTGACGGTGATATCGATGTCAGATACTTCACAGCAACATCTCTCGATGAAGCAGCCGTGCTCAGGAGCTTCGGAAGTAAGACTTATCAGGAGTTCCTGACAAAGTTCAATGGTGTTCCGTATAAGCTCGTGGCAACTGCCACACCGGACCCTAACAAATACAAAGAGCTGATACATTATGCTGGATATCTTGAGATAATGGACACTGGGCAGGCTCTGACACGCTTTTTTCAGCGTGACAGTACAAAAGCGAACAACCTCACTTTATATCCGCACAAGGAAGAAGAATTCTGGCTGTGGGTCAGCTCATGGGCGGTATTCGTATCAAAGCCCTCGGATGTGAACCAGAATTACTCAGATGAAGGATATGACCTGCCGCCGCTGAAAATCAACTATCATAGGCTTGATACGGTTCGTGAAGAATACGAGATTGACAAGTGGGGACAGGCTATGCTGTTCAGTGAAGCTACAAACAGTCTTGCAGACGAAAGCAAGATAAAGCGAGAGAGTATAGTTCAGAGAGTAGCAAAGGCAAAGGAAACCATAGAGGCTGATCCGGATGACAGCTTTATACTGTGGCACGACCTTGAAGAGGAACGGCATGAAATAAAGCGCCAGATACCTGAAGCAGCAGCTATCTGGGGTAGTATGGACTATGATCTCAGAGAACAGAAGGTCATTGATTTTTCTGAGGGGAAAATAAAACTTTTCGCTACAAAAAAGATACTTTCCGGAAGTGGATGCAACTTCCAGAGGTACTGCCACAGAGCTATATTTATAGGTATTGACTATAAATTCAACGACTTCATTCAGGCAGTACACCGTATATATCGTTTCTTACAGCCTGAAGAGGTAATTATTGATATCATCTACATGGACGAAGAAGATGAAATAAAAAATCAGCTCCTTGAAAAATGGAAGAGATTTGATTATCAGGCCGAAAAAATGGCACAGATCATCCGCAAGAACGGACTTTCGACTGTTGAAAGTATTTCCGAAAAAATGAAGAGAAGTATAGGATGTGATAGAGTGGTAGTAGAGGGAAAGAATTTCAAGTACATTAACAATGACTGTATTCTTGAGCTTGAAAAAATGGAAGAAAACAGCGTTGACGAGATAGTAACTTCTATCCCGTTCGGCAATCATTACGAATATACACCAAGCTATAACGACCTCGGACATAATGAAGATAATGATAGGTTTTTCGAGCAGATGGACTATCTCACCCCTAACCTGCTAAGGGTTCTGAGGCCGGGAAGAGTAGCAGCGATACACGTCAAGGACCGTATACTTTTCGGTAATGCCACAGGAGACGGGATGCCCACAGTAGACCCGTTCAGCGATCTTACAGTGATGCACTACATGAAGCATGGATTCCGCTATATGGGACGTATAACGATAACAACAGATGTTGTGAGGGAGAATAATCAGACCTATCGTCTCGGCTGGACAGAACAGTGCAAGGACGGCTCGAAAATGGGTATAGGCTGCCCGGAGTATGTTCTTCTGTTCCGTAAACTTCCGACGAATACAGGCAAGGCTTACGCTGATATCCCTGTGAAAAAATCCAAGCAGGAATACAGCCGTGGCCGTTGGCAGATAGATGCTCATGCTTATTGGAGGAGCTCAGGGGACAGGCTTATCAGCAAAGAAGAGCTCATGAGAGCTCCTGTGAGCCGTTTACAGGAGATATATAGCAGATATTCCAGACAGCATATATACAGCTATGAGGAACATATTGCACTTGCAGAGAAGCTCGATAGTGAAAATAAGCTCCCGGCAACGTTCATGGTGATCGCTCCTGCATCCTGGAACGACAAAGTATGGGATGATATTCTCAGGATGCGTACCTTGAATGCAGAACAGCGCAGAAGAGACCTTCAGCTTCATGTATGCCCCTTGCAGCTCGATATCGTTGAAAGGCTGATAGACAGGTACAGCAATAAAGGTGATGTAATTCTCGACCCATTCGGAGGTATCGGCACAGTGCCGCTGACAGCTATGAAAATGGGACGGTATGGCATGGCTGTGGAGCTTAACCCGGACTATTTCCGTGACGGTGTAGGTTACTGTAAGGCAGAGGAAGAAACGGATGAACTTCCGACATTGTTTGACCTGATCGACGAGACTTCTGCGTGAGGTGATATCATGGCAGAGAGAAGAATGTTCGCAAAAAACGTGATTGATAGTGACTTATTTCTTGATATGCCACTGTCAACACAAGCATTATATTTTCATTTAGCAATGAGGGCAGATGATGACGGATTCGTGAACAACCCGAAGAAAATAGTGCGGATGATAGGAGCTGACAACGACAGCTTAAGAATCCTGATAGAAAAGGCTTTTCTGATACCCTTTGAGACTGGAATAGTTGTTATTAAGCATTGGAAGGTGCATAACTACATACAGTCAGACCGGAAAAAGCCGACTATATACAAAGCCGAAAAAGCCCTATTATGCGAAGATGATAACAAGTGCTACAACATTCGTGATGATTCTGTAAGCAATATGGATACAGGATGTATACAGCATGGATACAGCACGGATACACAGGTTAGGTTAGATAAGGTTAGGTTAGATAAGGTTAGTATAGATTATGGGGATGATAAATCATCCCTCACTTCCCCAACTATCGAAAAGCCTGTTGAAAAGTCGAAAAGATTCATCAAACCGACAGTCGAAGAAGTAAGAGACTACTGCCAGGAACGGAAAAACGGAGTTAATCCTGAGAAATTCGTTGACTACTACGAAAGCAACGGCTGGAAGGTGGGAAAGAATCCCATGAAAGACTGGAAAGCGGCTGTCAGGACATGGGAAAAGAATAGATTTGATAAGCAGGGCGATACTGCTCAGAAGGATCTGGACATTGAAAAGTATAAATGCGTCATCAACAAATTCTGAAAGGAGGAATGACAGTGAAAGTCAGGACGAACTGTGAGCATTGTCGGAAAGAGATATACAAGGAAGCTGAGGAGGCTTATCTCAAGCAGAAATACAGCATCTTGAATGAAAATGCATATACAATGGCGGTATTCTCTACCGCCGCTGTACTTGCAGTCATGCACCGCAGAGGACGTTCAAAGAGATACATCCGGAAGCTGTTCGATGAGATATGCTTCATGTACGACTATCCGGCATATATGGGAAAGGAGCTCCACATGACTGAGGTCATGAAGCTCCTGGAAAATGAGTATGGAATAGACTTCCGGAAGATCAAGATACACACCGAGACCGAAAAGCAGTTTCTTTATGGCGCAAGAAAGGAGACAAGAACATGAAAACAATACTGCAAAAAGCCTCCGAGACCATATATCGACTGGGCAGAGATGCTCAGGACTGCAAGAGCTGTGCAAGGCTGCCGATATGTAATGCGTACCGGACGGAGAACCGATTTGAAAACTGCGATTATAAGTGGCAGTATGCGGACGTGATAAAGGAGGCTGACAATGCAGAGACTGACTGACAGGGGCACAGCAGAGGCCTTGAAGCGAAACGCCGAGGGGCTTGCAGCTAAAGGTTTTGATGTGCCGATTGACGATTTGCGATACATCAAGCTTGCAGACTACGAGAACGAAGAAGAACGGAAAGAGCAGAATTTTGTGAACTATGATCCGGATGATTACTATGAGTGAGGAGGAATAATATGTATCTTCAAATATTCAGAGCAATAGTTGTCGGTGTTGCGACATATGTCATAGTTGCAATCAAGAGAATGGAGGAATAGGATGAAAAAGATTCATAGTATATTTGAAAACTTCATAGAACCTTATGGGCTTTGCAGAGAACGTGATATCAAGCCTATACCGAATATTGATACACCTTGGCTGCGAAAGAAGCTTAATAAGAGAAAAAGGGGAGGAAAAAGGAAATGACTGACACAGATGTCGGCCACGAATCTGGCGGCTGGATAAGCTGTGAGGAGAGGCTGCCGGAAGATAACAGACCTGTTCTGTGCTATGTAAGAGATATAACAGGTGAGGGCAGCGGATACATTATAGGCAGTTGTGAACATAGCGAATTTTGGTTTCTGAAAATCAGTGGCAATAAATGTTTTTCTTTTCCATATATGCGGATAAAAGTTACTCACTGGATGCCGTTACCGGAACCGCCGAAGGACGGGTATGCAGAATGTTGATAAGGAGGTGTAGAAGATGCTCGGATTTATTATCGGTACAATATTCGGCGGATGTGTTGCTTTGATAGCAATATGTCTTACAGCGGAGGACACTGACGATGACGAAGAATAGATTCCGCCTTGACCCTCTCGGAGCGAGATTCCGGATCCGGAACGGCTACAATGGAACCTACATACACATTACCCTCTTCCGTATCCTGGAATTTCCCACAAGGCAGTCAGCGCTTGCATACATGAAACGGGCAGGGCTCAACAAAGAGATATACTACACGGAGGCGGTGGTCAAGTGACTGAAAACGATGTAAAAAGATTTCTTAAATCACATTTCTTTGCTACTCAAAAAATAAAAGCATTAGAACTTGAAAAAAAGCAGCTCAGAATCGACGCACAGGGCGGCTCAATATCCTACGAGGGTAATTACCCTTCCTCAAAAAAGAACGCCGTAGAAGCCACGCTGATGTCCTTAACTGAGAAGGAAGAACGAATAGACGATGAAATAAAAAAGCTTAAGCAAAAACATGAAACGGTGAGAGCTGCGATAGATCTGCTTGATGATGATGACCTGGAATCCGTATTGATAAACAGATATATCACATATCACACTGTAGAGGAGACAGCAGAAATAATGCACTATGCTCCGAGAACTGTAAAACTCAAACAAAAGCAGGCTTATGAAAAACTTTGCACCTTTTTGCCTTGAATTGCCCTTTTTAAGTGAGTATAATGATATCATAGAGATCAGGCAAAAACGAAGGTAGCTGAATCCCCCTGCCTGATCTCTGTGTCTCCTTTCTTTTGTTCTACAAACTTTTTCATTTCCCTTGACCGGCTGCGTGAGAACCGGTCTCCTTTGGCAGAATAGAGCAGTGGCAGCTCGCAAGGCTCATAACCTTGAAGTCGCTGGTTCGAGTCCAGCTTCTGCAACCATTCTCTTGTCGTTCCCTTCACAGGGAGCGTGGATTGAAATGTCTACTACGCTAAAAGCCTGTCTATGCCAGCCTTGGTCGCTCCCTTCACAGGGAGCGTGGATTGAAAATGCAACCAGCCAGTTGGCATGAATCTCCTATGTTGATTTTATTCAGAAATACCGTTCCAATAGGAGCGGTATTTCTGTTATACCCTATAGGGGGGAGGGACCCCCTGCAAGTATTGAGAAAGGACTACCGCGCGTCACTGCTCATTAATCCGAACAATTTACGAGAAATTTGTAAAAGAGGTGGACTATATGACCAATGCTGAGAGCATAGCAAAGAAATTGACCGAGAATACCGGGGCTGAATGGCGCCCGATAATGATAGAAGGTGCAGAAGGCAGGTATTTGATATCAAGAGAACGGAAAGTCTATAGCATTTATAGTCATAGAGTCCTCTCTATCCGCAAATTCCGGAACTGCCCCTCAGAATATATCGAACTCAGCCATTGCAACAAGCGGCTGTTTTTGATTGATGAATTAATGATAAAAACATTTCCAGAGCTTTATTGTGATGAGCATAACAATTGGAAGACGATAGAAATCGATAATGAACCTACTATGTACGAGGTCAGCAGTTTCGGCGAAGTACGTAGGCAAAATAATCACAGGCTCTTAAAACCTACAGTTCAAAGTGATGGATACTTGCTTATCAGAATGAGACATAAAGGCAAGACAATAACAGAATATCTTCATAGACTTGTCGCAAAAGCATTTATTCCGAATCCTAACGGCTATGAGATTGTGAATCACATTGATGAGAATAGGCAGAATGATGATGCTTGTAATCTCGAATGGTGCGATAAGAGCTATAATTTCAAATATAGCTATAGATGAAGAAAGGCGGTGCAAAATTGAAAACCTACGGTATGGACTACCTCAAAGCTAAGCTTTCAAAGAAATATACTCGTGTACGGCTCAGGTATGAGCACTATGACATGAAGGAAAAGATGAAGAAAATCAGTGCCCTTATACCGCCTGAGTTTCAGAGCTTGTCATATTCTCTTGGTTGGTGTGCCAGAGCTGTTGATTCTATAGCTGACAGGCTTATCTATGACGGGTTTGACAATGATGATTTCCTGATTGGTCAGATCTATGCGCTCAATAATGCAGATGTTCTTATGGACAGCTCTATCCTTTCAGCTCTCATATCATCGTGTAGCTTCATTTACATTGATACCAAGGACGATGGATATCCACGTCTTGAGTGCATAGACGGCGGCAACGCAACAGGTATCATAGACACAGCGACGAATATGCTCACAGAGGGCTATGCTGTGCTGGAGCGTGATGAAACAGGCAAAGCAGTACAGGAGGCATATTTCCTGCCAAAAAAGACAGAATTCTACGAAAACGGAAAGCTTGTTGAAACTTTTGAGCATGATGCACCTTATCCTCTGCTTGTGCCTATTATATACCGTCCTGATGCACGGCGGCCTTTCGGTCATTCAAGAATCACAAGGACTTGTATGGACATAACTCAGAGTGCTATGAGAACGCTGTTGCGTACAGAGGTCGGAGCCGAGTTTTTCTCCGTGCCTCAGAAATACATAGTCGGACTGTCTCAGGATGCTGAGTTTGATAACAGAAAGGCAACACTGTCCACGTTCCTGAGATTCAGCAAGGATGATGAAGGGGACAAGCCGGTTCTCGGACAGTTCCAGCAGCAGAGCATGGCTCCGCATCTGGAGCATATGAAGATCCTTGCTTCTCTGTTCGCAGGAGAAACAGGACTTACGCTTGACGATCTGGGATTCAACACATCCAATCCGGCAAGCTATGACGCTATCAGAGCATCACACGAAGCTCTGAGGCTTACAGCACGTAAAGGACAGCGCACGTTTGGAGTAGGCTTCCTCAATGCTGGTTATCTTGCAGCCTGCATCAGGGACAAGACAGCATATGACCGCAGCGCCTTCGCAAATACAAAAGCAGCCTGGTATCCGATATTTGAACCGGATGCATCGGCTCTTGGTGCTATCGGTGATGCTATCTACAAGATCAATCAGGCTTCTGAGGGCTTCCTTGGAAGCAGGAACATCAAGCGTATGACCGACATGGAGAGTGATGCAGAGTGAATATCAAGGAGCTGATAGCGGCTCGTGCTGCATCTGACCCACGGCTGAAAGCAGTTCTCAGGAAGATTTCTGACGGCACAGCTACACTCACTGATACAGCCTATTACTCCGATGTCTATTCAGATATTACAGGAAAGATGTTCAGTGATAATGTACTTGATCTCATCGGCGCAGAACGTGAAGAAGAGTGCATCGATGTTCTCCGCAGCAGCTATGATAATATCAATGACATCTGCGCTCAGACTCAGAAATCCCTTGACCAAGCAGCCGCGATAAACATTAAGCCTCAGAGGGCTCCGTTCCCGAAGGAACGTGTTAAGCAGATAGCGCACTCTCTTCTGGATCCGACAGTAAGCGACAATACAATAAAGCGCAGAGCAAATACCGGCGTTGCTAATGTCTCGAAAGGCTTCCATGACAGCTACATCAAAGTCAATGCGAAATTTCGCAATGACGCAGGGCTGAAAGTATATATAAACCGTGAGACTGACGGTAAGTGCTGCGAATGGTGTACAGCAATGGCAGGAAGATACAGTTACGGATCAGAGCCGGACGATGTTTACCGCCGACACGATAACTGCGGCTGTACTGTGACCTATGAAAACGGAAAGCAACGGCAGGACGTATGGTCAAAGCGTTCCTGGACAGATCCTGAAGTCGGAGCAGGTGCAGCAGAACCGGTCAGATTTACTTCGGGTAATGCTCCTTCCGGAGCCGGTGAACCGGTTGTGCTGACGGCGGAGCAGGCAAAGTCTTTGCAGGCAGAAAAACAACTGGAAATATTGACAAATGGTGCTCCAAGTGGTACAATAAGATTAATGAAATCAGTTAGTGTGCCTGACGATTTCGTTTATATCAAAGGTGCTAATAATAATTTTGAAAAATTTGAAGACAGTGATCTTTCAATAGATATTTTGAGAGCGATTGAAAGCACTGTTTCAAAAAGACATGATGAAACTAATGATTTTCATTTTGATAGCTTCCTGATTGCAAAATTTGATTCTGCTCATGAGAAATCAGTTTTTATTACTGATTTAGTTGAACGTGGTTCTGAACTAAAAACTACACTATATATCAACAAGGATTTTGTGATTGGAAAGACAAAAGAACAAATTGATTCTATGTGTAGGGCTCTTAAAGAATCTGGTTGGTGGCAAAGTGAATGCATAGAAGACTTAATTGAACATGAAATTATTCATGCACGCTTGGGCTACATAAATGGTGCATATAAAGCGGATCAATTATATGATATGCTTCTTCAAGATAAGCGTGTGAACGGATTTTGTCGCTTAGTTGATCGCGATAGAAGTGAGTTCATGAATGAAATGACCGTTGCAATTAACCGCGGAGAATCAATTAAGAAAGAGTTTTTAGACGTTTATGAAGAATATGCAAAAGGTTATTTAGGAGGTGTGTCTGATGGCTGACGCTGTAAAATGTTGCATTTGCAAGCATTATAAGTTTGGATTCAACAGGTGTTCCGTGCATCCTGAAGGTATTCCGAAAGAAATAATTACTCAGATCAAAAATTGTCCTAAGTATTCTAAAAATGAAACAAATGACAAATATGATTATCCTGTTGCCACTAATGGCAGATAATAAGTAACCGCTTGATTATTCAGGCGGTTTTCTTATACCCATTTGAGGGAGGTGAGGGAAATGGAAGACTGGAAGGACAGACTGAAAGCTGAGTACGCTCAGACCAAGGAACGTTATGAGAAGCTGAAAGCCTATAACAACAAGAAGGAAGTGGAAGCCAATCTTATTGGTGACCGCATTATGAAACAGGAAGATTATTACAGCAATCGTCTGTTAGCGAGACAGCAGGAAATCATGGCAGATTATCTCAAAGTTCTTGAACTCCGTGCAGAGCTGGCTCACATCGAACTTTAATACCGCTTGAAAGCATTTGCGACCGACACGAATGTCGGCGGCAAGTGCTATTTTTATACCCACAGAAAGGAGTAGCCTATGCCGCAGCCCAGAGCAAGACCTAACCTGCGCCCAGACCATAACGGTACTCAAAGGGCACAGTTTGAATCGAACAAAAAGAAAATATACGCAACGCAGGAGATCTGCGGCATCTGTGGAAAGCCGGTTGACTTCGGCTTCAAGTTTCCACATCCACTGTCTCCGTGTATAGATCATATCATTCCAGTTGCAAGAGGCGGACATCCATCAGATATAAACAACTTGCAGCTTGCACATATGTGCTGCAACCGGCAGAAATCCGATAAGCTTGTTGAAAAACAGAACGTTTCAACAGGTACGGAGCTTGTATCGAACCGGCTGCTGCCTCAGACCTTTGACTGGAAAAATATATGAAAGGAGTAGTCTGAATGAGCGGAGATAAACGCTTAGGCAGGCAAACTCCTACAACATCTGTCGTGCTTCCGTATACCATTTCATACGGTACAGAGGCAGTAGCTATATACAACAGGTCAGGACGATCAGCACAGCCATGGCAGGAGCTCATGCTTGAAGACATCATGGCAGTAAATGATGAGGGCTTATGGGTTCACATGAAATTCGGCTGGTCTATTCCACGCCGAAACGGTAAATCCGAAATACTCATCATGAGAGCCATGTATGCTGTAACTCATGGCGAAAGAACACTGTATACGGCACATAGAACGACTACGTCCCATAATGCATGGGAAAAAGTCATAGAACGTCTTGCAAAGGCAGGCTATATTGAGGGCGAAGACTTCAAGACTACCAAGAAATACGGTCTTGAGACTATCGAATGGCTCAAAGAAGGCGAAGGTATTATAAATTTCCGTACAAGATCAAGCAAAGGCGGACTTGGTGAAGGTTATGATCTGCTCGTTATCGATGAAGCTCAGGAGTACACATCCGATCAGGAAAGTGCTCTGAAATATGTCGTAACAGATAGCAAGAATCCACAGACGCTTATGTGCGGAACTCCACCGACAGCAGTATCCTCCGGTACGGTCTTTCTTACATATCGTAAGGAATGTCTTAACGGCTGTACAGAAGACTGCGGCTGGGCTGAATGGAGTGTTCCTTCACTCACTGATGCCCATGATCCTGATCTCTGGTATGAGACAAATCCCTCACTGGGGTATATACTGTCAGAGCGAACTATTCGTTCAGAGCTTGGTGATGACCAGGTAGATGATAATATACAGCGTCTTGGCTTATGGCTGCGATATAATCAGAAATCAGCTATCACGAAGGAAGAATGGATGCAGTATGCACTTGATGTAGTTCCTGAGCTCCCGGAAAAAACAAGGCTTTTTTACGGTGTCAAGTATGCGAAGAGCGGAAATGTCTCTCTTTCTGTTGCGGTTAAGACAGCAGACGGGAAGATTTTCATGGAATCTATTGATTGTCGCTCGATAAGAGAAGGCAACGATTGGATAATAGCATATCTCAGAGGCACAAGCGCCGACACTGTGGCTATAGACGGAGCAGGTAATCAGACTATTCTTGCGGATGATATGAAAAACGCAGAAGTCAAATGCAAGCCCATACTTCCGAAGGTAGCAGAGGTAGTAGCAGCGAATGCACTCTTTGAGCAGAAGCTATTTGAAGGGCAGCTATGTCATAAGGCACAGCCTGCGCTGCTACAAGCGGCATCCAACTCTGAACATCGTGCTATCGGGGCAGGCGGTGGATATGGCTATTCATCGATATTGGAAGGTGCAGATGTATCACTGCTTGAATCTGTTTCTCTTGCTGTTTGGCTTTGTGCCAACGTCAAGGAACGGAAAAAGCAAATAATCACATATTAACCCGACTACGGGGGAAAGTAGGAATTTGTTATGTCAGAAGAATTCAAGGTAATTGAAACACAGGAAGCGTTCGACGCTGCAATAAAAGCACGTCTTGAACGCAACACAAGAAGCGTGACTGAAGAAGTCACAAAGAAATATGAAGGCTGGATTTCTCCGGAAGAATTGAAGAAGTCCACCGACCAGATCGACGCTCTCAGCAAAGAAATCGAAGCAAAAAAGGCTACAATTGCAGATCTTACTGCTAAGAATGCTGCATACGAGATCAGCTCGGTAAAACTGAAAGTAGCAAGGGAAGTCGGTTTGCCAATCGAACTTGCTGACAGACTCAACGGCTCTAATGAGGAGGAACTGAAAAAGGACGCTGAAACCCTTGCACAGTTTGCTGCAAAGCCAGGTCATCAGCCCAGACCAAAGTCAACTGAAAGCAGAGCCGGCCTGACAGGTGTTGAAGAAGAATTTTATAAAAGAAACCCAGATTTAAGACCATAAGGAGGTAAACTATGGCACATGAACTTCAGGAGAGATATTCTGATCTCGTTTTAGCAAAACTTAGAAAGGTCCTCGTCCTTAAGAACGGAGTTGTTTTTAACAACGACTATGAAGGTTCTCCGGCAGCTGGTTCTGTCAAGATCCCTGTACGTGATACGGAGGTACAGGTGTCTGACTACGATAAGGCTAACGGTATCAGTGCAAGCACAGGATCTACTGCATATGCACCAATGCTTATCACAAAGGATAAGGCAGTCAATGAGATTATTGACGGATACGATGCCGAAGCAGTACCGGATAATCTTGTTGCTGATCGTCTCGACAGCGCAGCATACAGCTTAGCCAAGCAGATGGATACAGACGGCGGAACAGTGCTTATTGCAGGCTCAACAATCACCGGTGTAGCATCTCTTACTAATACCAACATCTATGATACAATCGTAGATATCAGAACAGCAATGAACAAGGCGAATGTTCCCGGAGATAACAGGTATCTGCTTGTAACACCCGATACAATGGCGCTTATACTTAAGTCTCCTGAGTTTATCTCAGCTTCAAGCCTCGGTGATGAAGTCAAGCAGTCCGGTGCAGTTGGTAAGATCGCCGGATTCCTCGTAATTGAGTGGAACGATACAACTGCTAACCTTGCAATGATCGCTGGTCATCCGAAATTCGCAACAAGAGCTGAAGAGTTCTCAGTACCGGTACATATTCAGGATCTCAATGGTTCAGGTAAGTACATTGGCGCTGTTGCAGTTCAGGGACGTGACGTATACGATCATAAGGTTCTTCGCAGTCTTGCTATTCGTTCAGTGTTTGTTCCTTCAGTGCTTACACTTTCAACAACTGTAGGCACAAGTACAGCAGGAGACACTAAGGTAACTGCTACAGTGCTTACAGAGAACGACACTCTCGCTTATAAGAAGAATCCGGCAACAACTTGCGCTTATGGTGTGACTTCTACAGCCTATAGCGGAACATCCATGACAAGCGGAACAGCAAAGGTTATTTCCGGCTGTGTTGTTGGTGACATCATAGAGGTTGTTGAATTTGATTCTAACAGCAAGGCTGTAGCAGTCGGCTATGTAACTCTCACAGCTGACGATATCAAGGCGTAATCTATGGCTGGCACTGCATACTGTACTGTCGCTGATATTCTTGCGCTCGGATATCAGCTGACAGCTCAGCAGCAGCAATCAGCAAGTTCCATAATTAATATGGCTTCTGCAAAGCTGCGACTGCAAGCAAGAAAATACGGCAAAGATATCGATGCCATGATCGCTGATACAGTATCTGGTGAGGATTTTCAGCTTGCTGTCAAAAACGTTGTTATAAATGCAACGGTCAGAGCGCTTAATACCGTTTCAGATGATACTCCTGCCCTTTCTTCTGGATCGGAGACAAACGGTTCATACAGCATACAAATGACGTATCTTAACGCAGGACAGTCATTGTACTTCCTGCGTAATGAACTTAAAGATCTTGGCATAATGAGGCAGACATACGGAGCACTTGATCTATACAATTCAGGAGAGTGATACGATGTTTACTAATAGACCGGGCTGCACTATCTATGAAAAGACAGTGCAGAACAGAGCACCTACATACATACGGCATGAGGTTGGAGCTGTTTACTGGGAGGAGACACTGATAGAGGGGGACGGCAAAGACCGCTCTCCTCGTAATGATGTTCTTATCAACATTCCGGAAGCATCCTCCAACTATATGCCGAAGACTGACGACAGGATATGTCCGGGAAACATTCCGGATCTTACTCCGCCGTCAGGAGCTCTGACGATATATTCCGCCAGTGACCGCAGATATGGTTCAAGCCGGGTACGGCACATCGAATTGAAAGCAAGGTGATCCCATGCTTGACTTCAAAGGGCTTGATATGTCCCCGGATTTTACTGTAAAATCAGAAAAGAACTTTTCTCAGGCTCAGAAGCACGTAGATACTGAAGTAGTCAGACTGCTTGAAGATTATACGCCTATAGCCATGAAGCGGTTTAAGAATCGTGGAAAAATGAGCAAAGCTCACAAGATAGAAAAGCCGGGCGTAGTTATCAACACAGAGCCTACAGCTCGAAAAGAATACTATACGAATAAGGGCTTTTCCGGAAAAAATCGTGGTAAATTCTGGCTTGAAAGAATGAAAGCTGACCACAAGGAGGATATACTGAAAGGAATCAAAGAGAAATGAGCAGAGTACCTATAATTGAAAGTGTCCGCAGCTATATCGCAGGCTTCTCAGGGCTTAAAGACGGTTGTCTGCTTGTTGATATCCTTGGGGACAAGCCTATAGAGTATGTCATTGAATCGGTTCCCTGTGATCCGATATATAAGCGTTATGTAGACGGCGACTGTCAGAAACAGTTTCAGTTTATATTTGCATCCCGAGAGTATTTCAGTGATGACGTGGCTCAGAATATTGCTAATCTCGGTTTTTATGAAGAGTTCGAGGACTGGATAACAGACAATAACTATGAAGGCACACTTCCTGATCTCGGCGAAGGGCGCTCAGCTGTCAGTATCGAGGTCACCACAAGAGGATACGCTTTCTCGGCGGATGGAGAAACAGCAAGATATCAGATACAATTAAGATTAATTTATGAGGAGGAATGAGAAATGTCCGGAATAGTAGCCAGACATAAGAAGGTTGCGTTTTACGGAGTTGTGACCACAAACAACGGCACAACCACAGAGACGTTTAAAAGGATGCCGAAGTTTACCCAGCTTACGACAAACAAGAATCCTATGGAATATAGCCGTCAGTATGTTGATGAGCCGTTCCAGGAGACTGATGTAGTAGGCTATTCGCCGTCTATATCTTATGCGTTCGACAGGAATCGCAGCAGCGATGTGCAGGATGACATTGTTAAGATACATGACGAGGAGCTTATCGGCGACGATGCGGTAAGAAATATCATCGTCGTGGATACTGATACAGGAGATGCTGTGAAACGCTCATATGCAGTTATTCCCTCGACTGAGGGCGATAATATCAATATCCTGACATACTCCGGCACATTCAAGTGCAGAGGGGAGCAGGTTATTGGCACAGCCACAAGCTCAGACGACTGGCAGACCTGTACATTTTCAGCAGCCAGTTAGGTAGCCGGAGAAGCGTCGGAGGAGAACTCCGGCGGCAACTCCGAAGAACAAACAACCGAAGAGGAAACTCAGTAAAATATAAGGAGATGAGCATATGAGCCATAAGATATGGGAAATCAACGGACTAAGCCTTGAGCTTGATTTGCAGGATGCTGATGTTAATGAGCGCTGCGAGCAGGCTTTTGAGGCAATGGAAAAGCATGAAAGAGAACTTCCTAAAGACGGAAAAAATTCCGAACGCATCAGAAGCTATTGTAAGCTTTTCAAGGATTTATTTGACGATATTTTCGGCAGCGGAACAGGTGATAAACTGTTTGAGAATCAGCCGATAAATGTTGATGCGTATGAAGGAGTATATTTTAAGTTCCTTGATTTTATAGCGGCACAGAGAGTTGGTATCGAGCAGAAACGTAATGAACGGTACGCAAAATATAAGCCAGTAAACCGGCAGCAGCGGCGAGCTAAGAAGTGATAAATCCACTGTATGAATCATTCCCAGAGAAAATCAGAGTAAATGATAAAGAGTACAGTATCATAACTGATTTCCGGGAATGGATCCGCTTTGCAGATATGCTGGCAGATGAAGAACTGACTGCGGAAGAAAAGGTACTTGCTGCTGCTCAATGGCTGAATGATCCTCCTGAATATATCTCAGAGGGAATCATCATGGCACTCATATCCTTTTACAGAGCTGATGCCCTGGATCCTGAAATGCCAGAAGGCGAACAGGCTGACGGGGCTGAAGAACCTCGCAGACCTCCGGTGTTCAGCTATAAGTACGATGCTAAGTATATCATAGGAGATTTCCTAAGATACTATGGTATAGATCTGCTTACAGCTGAGATGCACTGGTGGCAATTCCGCTGCCTTATGGCAGCACTTCCAGATGATTCGGTTTGTCAGAAAAGGATAGCATATCGATCTGCTGATATAAGCAAGATAAAAGACGATGCAGAAAGGCATCGCATCATGGAAATACAGCGCCGTATCGCTATTCCGTATGAAATGACCGATGATGAGATAAGTGCTGTGTTTGAGGTGTAAAATGAATAAAATACCTATTCCGGAAACGGAAAGAAAATGGCTCCGCTGTCCCCACTGCGGAGCTAAAACTATATTATACAGCAATATCGCAGTGTGCTCCGGTGTATATGTCAAATGTACACGGGTCTGTAAATCGATATTTGAAGTAAAAATCGAAAACGGAAAACAAGTGCAATGAGCCTATGAGCCGCACGATCCATAAGGAGGGATCAGTGTGGCTTTTGACGGTACATTAAAATTTGATACAGCGATAGATCAGACCGGATTTAAAAACGGTATAGCACAGCTTGGTTCCCTTGCAAAAAAGGGAATGGAGGTAATAGCCGGAGCAACAGCCGCCGCTTCCGGAGCTGTAGCAGTGCTTGGTAAGCAGGCGATATCAGCCTACGCAGACTACGAGCAGTTGACTGGTGGCGTGGAGACGCTATTCAAGGAATCAGCAAGCATTGTTATGGGGTATGCTGAGAATGCGTTTAAGACTGCCGGTCTCAGCTCCAATGAGTACATGGAGACTGTTACAGGCTTCTCGGCGGCTCTTATATCGTCGCTTGGCGGTGACACTCTTAAAGCATCGAAGATAGCTGACATGGCTATCACAGACATGGCGGATAACGCTAATAAAATGGGCTCTACAATGGAGAGCATCCAGAACGCTTATCAGGGATTTGCAAAGCAGAACTATACCATGCTTGATAATCTTAAGCTGGGGTATGGCGGCACAAAGTCCGAAATGGAACGTCTGCTTGCTGATGCCGAAAAGATAAGCGGTATCCACTATGATATATCGAGCTATGCTGATGTTGTAAATGCTATACACGAAATACAGGTCAGCATGGATATAACCGGCACCACAGCAAAGGAAGCGGAACATACGATATCCGGTTCGATCGGAGCAATGAAGTCTGCCTGGAAGAATCTTGTGACCGGTATTGCTGACCCAAAGGCTGATTTAGGAAAGTTAATCAGCGACTTTGTAAAAACAGCCTCGTCAGCTTTCGGAAATCTTCTTCCGGCTGCGAAGCAAGCCCTTGCAGGTATAGGAGAGCTTATCAAGGAGATCGCACCTATAATAGCAGATGCGCTCCCGGATCTTATCAGCGACGTATTACCGTCACTTGTTTCGGCAGGCTGGGAACTGGTGCAGGGGTTAGGTCATGCTATAATAGATAATCTGCCTGCATTACTTTCTGTCGGCAGAGATCTGCTGGATACAGTTTCAAAAGGCATAATCGAGCGGCTGCCAGATCTGATGAAGCGTGGAGCGGAGATGATAAACTCCTTCTCAAAATCACTCTCAGACAATCTGCCGCTTATCCTCGATACAGCTATTAAGATCATAAGCACAATCGGCAAGGGACTTAAGGACAACTTGCCACTGCTTGTAGATGCTGCCTTAACGCTTATTGAGAGCCTTGCAGAGTATCTGGGCGAGAACCTTCCGGAGCTCATTCCTGCGGCTATCGACATGATTCTACAGATCATTGAGACACTTACAGAGCCGGAGAATATCCTGCGTCTTGTGGATGCAGCTATAGCAATACTCTTAGGGCTTGTAGACGGTCTCCTGAACAGTCTTGATGTAATGGCAGAGGATCTCCCGAAGATAGTAGACAATATTGTGGATGCACTCATTGTAGCTGCCCCAAAGCTCCTTGATGCAGCTATTGAGATCATAGCCAAGCTTGCAGAGTATCTTCTCAATCCGGAAAATATAATCAAGCTTACCGTTGCAGCGTTCAAAATAGTGATCAAGCTTGCAGAGGGCATAGTTTCACTACAGGACAAGATGAGAAGTGCAGCGAATGATCTTATAGAAGCGTTCTTCGATGCTATCGGATTCGGTGATGCATACCGCAAAGGTAAAGAGTTTATCGAGGACTTCAAGTCAGGAATGAATGATGCAATCGAAAGCGGCGGTTTCGGCGGAGCACTGGCCTCCGGTGCTAAAGGAGCATGGAACGGTTTAAAAACCGTTGTCAATCCGGTAGGAAGCGCTGTAAGTGCATTTAAGTCTCTAACAGGGCACGCAAGAGGCGGAATAGTCACACGTCCTGAGTTGTCATGGATTGGTGAGGACGGCGCTGAGGCCGTTATTCCTCTTGAAAATAATACCGAGTGGATCGACAAGGTGGCTGACAGATTCGCACTGAAAGTTGCTCCTGAAGCCGTAGATGCTCTTAGAAGGCAGTCTGCTTATATCGACAGCGGATATACTTCAAGTCCTACGACTGACATAGTCAACAACTACAGCTATAGCACTGTCAACAACAATACAGAACATCCGGATAGTCAGCCTGTGAATATACAGCTTATTGTTGGCGATGAGGTAATTGCTGAGGGCGTAGTTGATATAGCAAGTGATAAGATGGACAAAGCTCAGGGCGAAAAAGTTGTGCTCAGAAAGAGAGGACTTGCATGAAAGCAGCTATAACAATAGATGGATCGACTAACACGTTTTATACACTTGGGCTGAAAATGCTTAAGCGCAATATAGGTTCTGCGCCAAAGGATGATTACCGTGAGCGTGTTCCATATTCAAGCGTGACTTTCGACTTCGGCAGTGTGTGCGGTAGACAGAGCTACGGTGAAAGACCGCTGTCCTATAAGTTTGAACTGCTCTGCTTCCACGGCAGACGAGCTCAGGATAAAATCGTGAGGATAATAGAAGCACTGCACTGGACAGGCAGAAAAAAGCTTGAGGACAGCTTGCTGCCGGACTATTATTTCATGGTCTCAGAACCGGCGGTATCATTTGAGGAAAAGCACGGAATATACACGTTTACTGTCACATTCCGGGCAGAGCCTTATATGTATCCTAACAGTAATAAGATGTACACGGCAGATACAGTTCATTTTCCTGATATCAACGATGACGGTATTGTTGATGGTTCAGATGTAACGCTTATTCTTGCGGCAGTCGGAGAGATATCCGCCGGAAGGCCTTCCGGACTTACGCCGGAGCAGGAAAGGGCGGCAGATGCAGATATGGACGGCATGATAACCGCCGCTGATGCTTCACTTGCTCAGCGATTCTATGCGGCAGCTCTTGAGGGTGACTATGATAATTCTCCTGCTGGATTCGCAGAGTTCATGAATGACTGGAAGGATATGGGAAGGGGGATCGTATAAATGTACCGGATAACTATCAATGGACAGCTCCTCCATGAGCCGGATACGCTCAGCCGTTACAGGCTTTCTTCTGGACGTATCGACGATGAAGTTAATCAGATACCGAAGTTCACTTTCCGTATCCCTGTATCTAACCCCAGATATGAGGATGAGCTGAACGACAGGAAGGACATCATCGAAGTCACGAATACACTGACAAATGAGGTAGAGTTTGAGGGGACACTGCTGACGCACACTGATAGTATGTCAAATGCAGGAAAGCTGACCAAAGGTGGCACCTGTGAGGGCTATCTTGGATATCTGTGCGACAGTATACAGCCTTATCATCACTATGAGAATAGCACAGTCACGGAGTTCCTGACGGCTCTGCTCGCTGTCCATAATGCTAACGTCTCTCAGGATAAGCAGATATCTCTTGGCTCATGCGACATATCAGGTGATAACACCAACAGTAAGACGACTGCTTACAGGAATACCCTCGAAGAAATACGTGTAAATCTCATAGAGCGTATCGGTGGAGAAATACGTATCAGGAAGGTCAATGGCAGCCTTGTCCTTGACTTTATGACACAGATCGGCAGCAGAAGCAGTACGAAGATACAGCTTGCTGATAATATAGTCGCTCTCAGTGTAGATACTGACAGCACGAACATCATAACACGGCTTATCCCTCTTGGTTATCAGCTGCATCCGGAGGAGACAGCAGAACGCCTAACAATAGCAACAGTCAACAGCGATTGTATCTATCTCGATGATACCAATGCTATAGATCAGTTCGGTGTGATCGAGGGGACGGTGATATTTGACGATATAACAGTTCCGGCAAATCTTAAAGCTGCCGGACAGGACTATCTCACAAATAACAACCGTATCCGCAAGGCATATCAGGCGCAAGTACTTGATCTTAGTACAATCAATAATACGTATACAGCCGTGAAATGTGGCTGGACATACCCTTTCCTCAATGAGTATATGGACATCAACGAGGAACTGAGGGTAATGCGCCGCTCAGTCGACATATACAAGCCATACGCTCCAACTATCGAGATAGGAGACCGTGCGGAGCGTATCACCGATATCGCTACGAGGACGGCTAAACTCATAGAATATGAGCTGCCAAAGCAGAAGCTTGACATCCTTGCTTCGGCGAAAGCAACAGCCACAGAGCTTATCAATGCCGGTATCAATGGCCATGTCGTAGTCAACGGCAATGAGATCCTTATTATGGACACTGATGATAAGACAACAGCCACTCATGTATGGCGCTATAACTTAGGCGGCTGGGGTGTCAGTCATAACGGCTATGCTGGACCGTATACAATGGCAGCAACCCTAAACGGTGGATTCGTTGCAGACTTCATCACTGCCGGAGTGCTGAGAGGACTTGAGATAATCAACGGAAACGGAACTTTCCACGTTGATACGAATGGAAATGTCACAGCATCCAGTGTCGATATCAACAATGGCAATGGTATATTCCGTGTGCTGCCTAATGGCACAGTGCAGGCATCCGCTCTACAGATGACCGGAGGCAGTATTAACATGAGTACATCGACTGAAACGTATGATGCTATTACACTGAGCTGCAACGAATGGACACTGAAGCTTGAACCGCTACAAGTCATTCTCAGCAACTCGTCAATAGACAAGAAAATACTGATCCAAGCCGGAGCAATCTATATGTACGATAGCATCAACGCTCAACAGGCAGCGTGTGTGATTGAGGCTGACGGAGATATAGCGACAACCGGCGTGATTACAGCGGATGAACTGCGCTACAATTGGAACGGCAACACCTACAATGTAGGCACGCTCATAAGCACACTATGGAATGAAGTATTCGGAGGTGGAATGTAATGAAATTTTACGGACAAATGCAGGATATGGAATGTCTGTCAGGAGATACTCTGCCGGTATTCGATATTGAAGTCGAGGTCGGTGAAGGCAGCATTGAGGGCGGTACGATGTTCATTTTTGTTGCTAAGTCAGATAGCCCTCATATACCGCTGATCTGTAAGGCTTGCGAGGCAACTGAAGACGGTTTCTCCGTCCAGCTTGTAAGTCAGGATACATCAGGTCTTATGGAGGGAACATACGATATGCATTTCTGTTTTACGGCTTCCGATGGTAACAGCTACAGGAAGCTATTCGGGACACTGTATGTGCATACGACTGCACAGGGAGGCGTATCATGAATCTAAAATTCACGATACCTGACGAGCATCTTAATGTCGGCAAGATCTATATAGATAAGATCGTTGAAAGCCCGTTGCCTTCTGACTACAGAGCAGTTGACTATCTTCAGAGCACCGGCACTCAGTACATCAACACAGGACTGAGATTTGATGTCTCAGATTACAGCTATGAAGTTGATTGTGTGTTGGACAATGAAAACAACAATCAGATGTTCGGTATGAAGTATAACTATGATCACGCTGTGACTGTGTGGGGCGGTAAGTATGATCTGTGCGATTCTTCAAGCAGTATTGTTGAAACAACTATCAATGCCGGAGAAAGATGTGTTTTCACAATAGACAGACCTTCAAAAAATATTACGGCAGTATCAGGCAGTACAGTCTTTTCACACACCTTCACGGGTGACTTCTTCCCAGGCAGCTCAGTTTATCCGGTTATTCTGTTTGCATACTGGACGAGCTGGAGCGATACACTCAGCGGATATGGAAAAGGAAAAATATACTCATTCAAGTTCTACAAAGGTGGAGAACTGGTAATGGAACTGATTCCGTGTGTTCGTAAGTCGGACGGTAAACCAGGTATGTATGATATTGTAGGCGGATCATTCTTGATAAACGCCGGTACAGGTGAGTTTACAACGAGTGAGGAGGCGATATAATGGATAAGGAATTAGTAAAAGAGCTTTCCGACTACTTCGATGAACGTTACGTCCGGCAGAAGGACTGCTCTGAGAGGCACGAACAGACCAATGAAAAAATAAATGAAATGGCAATCAACCAGGCAAAGAATACAACGCAGCTCAGTCTTATCATTAAGATAGGGCTTGCAATACTCACAACCGCAATCGGAATACTTGCTTCGCAAATCGGCACAGTAATATTCAAGTGAGGTGCTTCAAATGCCCGAATGCAACAAATGCAACGCAGAATGGCAGAAGCGCTATATACTCGCTGCTAAGAGATTTGATGCTGCTATGAATAAGGCGATCTTTGTTTCTCTTATCTCAGCAATAATAGCGCTTATCTGCATTATCATCACTATTTTTTACGGCGTAAGGACACAGAATTTTATATCGACATTTGAATATGTTGAAGAAACAGAAATCGAAATCGAACAGAATGAGGGCATTAATACTGCTGTAATCGGAAATGAAAACGAGGTGAAAATTGATGGGACAGAAGGTAATTGTGAAGATCAGGAAGTTCTGGCGGAAGAAGTCTGCGAGTAAGACCATGCCGGAGCAGGAAAAGCCGGGCATCGTCAAAAGGATAAAACGTTTCTTCGGAGGTTGATACCATGAAGATCAAGGAACGTATAGCGAAACTGATTGATGTGAAATCAATTATCACCTTAACATTTACCTATGTTTTTGCTTATATGGTGATAACAGGCAAAGATATACCAGATTACTTTGCAACAGCATACACATCGATACTTATCTTTTATTTTGGAAGTCAATTAAAGAAATTGGAGGGAAACGACAATGAAAAACGGAATTGACGTATCACGCTGGCAGGGCACGATTGACTGGGAAGTTGTCAGGGCTTCCGGGGTAGACTTTGCTATACTCCGTGCAGGCTACGGCAGACTTGCATCTCAGAAGGACAAGACCTTTGATGCAAACTATTTCGGCTGTAAAGCTGCAAAGGTTCCCTGCGGTGCTTACTGGTACAGCTATGCAACGTCAGAGGATGAAGCACGGCAGGAGGCGGCGACTTGTCTCGATATACTCAAATACAATCAGTTCGAGTACCCGATCTACTACGATGTCGAGGAGCAGCGCACACTCGCTCTCGGAAAAGAAAAAGTGAGCGCTATCATAAAAGCTTTCTGTGACGTGCTTGAAAAGGCAGGGTACTTTGTAGGCCTCTATATGTCGGCTTATCCTCTGGGCAATTTCGTGAGTGAGGAAGTGCGGAGCAGGTATGCTGTATGGGTAGCACACTATGGTGTAACAAAGCCGTGCTATTCGGGAGCATACGGCATCTGGCAGAAATCCAGCACCGGCACGATACCGGGTATCTCCGGTAACGTGGATCTGAACGAGGCATACGAGGACTATCCGACTATTATCAAGGCTGCCGGGCTCAACGGATTCAGCAAGCCGGAGCCGGTCCCACAGGTTAAGCCTCCCGAAAAAAAGAAAAAAGCTGTGACTCTCACCATCGACGATCACACTTATACCGGGCTGCTGGAAGAGCAGTGAAAAGACTCCCCTCTGACACATATCAGAGGGGATTATATCTTTTTGTGTATCTTCGGCGTG